CTTAAACAATTAAAAACAAATGCTGAAACAATGCATTATCAATTATTAACAATGGATCAAAAACTTTAATTATGCCAATAATTCCAAATCATTCAATACCTGAAAATTTAACACCACCTGAACCAGATGCTCCTGAACCAGATGTAGTACCCACATCTACTGATATAATATCTACAGCTCTTGATGATCTTTGGTTTAACCCTTCAGAAGATGAGTATACAGAAGTACATGATGATGATGACAATAATCCTTATGAACCTGATTTAGATGAAAATGAGGTAATGTTATATACAGGTGAAGTTGTAGAATATTCAAATGATTTAATACAACTTCATGATTCTTATGCTAGGCCTGATGATCCTAATATTGTAACAGATTATTTTGAATCAGATCGTTATATTATTAAATTTAATGCAACAGCTGTTATTGAGAATTATCCTATAATTGATTCTGAAATAAAGTATACTTGTGATCATGATCAAGCTTTTAGATTAGGTTATATACGTATACAATCTAATAAACCATATCTAGGTAAACCAAGTTTACTTGCTAATGCAACTTTTAATAAATTTTACGCTGAAGATTATTATACAGGTATATTTAAACTTAAATCTGAAATTGAACCATTTGTAAAACAAATGCGTGTTGATGGTATTAAATTTAATGCACCAAGTGATAATAATAATCTACCTACAACATATCATAATACTTATGGTAAACGTTATAGTTTTGGTTTAGAAATAGAAACTATTAGTGGTTTAGTACCTGCACATGTACTAGCACCATTAAATTGTTCTAGTGTTCATGATGGTTCATTACGTGATGCTGAAAACAATCATCCTTATGGTAAGGAATATGTTACTGATGTATTAATGGGTGACCGTGGTTTACTTAAACTAAAAAAGCTTTGTAATGAGTTAACTAAACGTTGTTTAGTAAATCATCAATGTGGTGTGCATGTGCATTTATCCAATATTAACTTTAACAAAGAAAATATTGTTTTAATGTATTATTTGTATCATAAATTACAACGTGAGATATTTACAATGTTACCTAAATCTCGTCGTAATAATACATATTGTAGATTCTTAGATAGTCGTCCTATAATAAATTTTAATATTAAAGACTTACAAAGCTTTAATAGGAATTATGCTATAGATGTTACTTATGAAGCTATTGTTAGATATGTTAGTGCAAATAATAATCCTAGTAAAAAAGTAAATAAAAAGAATGACCATCCTAAAGGTTATAAATGTGGTTATGATCATGATTCAGCACGTTATTGCTGGGTAAATTTTGTACCTGCATTATTTAATACTAGGAAAAACAAGATTTATACTATTGAATTCAGACCAGCACCTGGTTCTACATCTTATATTAAGATTAAAAACTGGTTGTTAATCTGTATGGCTTTAGTAGATATTGTTGAAAATCATAAACGTTTTATTTATGAAAATAGTAATCTATCATTAGCAAAAATACTTACTGAAGTATATGGACAGAAAGCAAATAAACTTATAGCTTGGGTTGATAAACGTATAGCTAAGTTTAATGATGCTGAATTTACTGAAAATGATGAGTATGCTGATAATGAATTAGATAATAATGTATCCTTAAAAAACTTATAAAATGTGTTTAATTAGTGTAATACCTCAAGGGGTTGAAAAGAATATTAGAAATATTAGCCGTTATATTATACAAGGCATGAAAACTAATACTGATGGTAGTGGTTTTATGTATAAAAAAGGCAATGCTAATACAATAGGTGTTAAGAAAGGTTACTTTAATGCTGAACGCATGATACGTGATATTTCTGATTTGAACTTAACAAGTAATGATCATTTAATATTACATCATAGGTTTGGTACTCAAGGTGATAATAGTGATGAAAATACACATCCTTTTGTTATATCAGATAACCATTTAGAAATAATAGCAACAGATGTTGTTACAGATAAACCGTGTATGGTTCATAATGGTATATTTTATGATATAAGTGAGTATGTTAAATTAAATCCTAAGTTTTCTGACACTTATGCCTTCACAAGATATGTGTTGGCTGTAAATGGCATGTTGGATATGGCTTATGATAACAGTAAATTATTTGATAAATTAACCAAAAATATAATAGGTTCTGATAAGATATGTATCTTACATCCTGAAAAGGGAATACTTTTAATTGGTAGTTATATTAAAGTTGATGGATGTTATCATTCAAATAATGGCTTTAGACAACATGTATGGGACCGTGGAGGTCATGAAATTAACAAATCTTTTGACAAAGCGTTAAGAGAAATTAGTATGTAAAACATGTAACATGCTGGAAAACAAATTGTTGCTTAATCAAGCACAAAAACAGATTATATTAGGGGTTTACATGCCCCTAATATTTTCTAAATATGGCAATATAAATTTGGAAATTGCCGTAGAAAAACTTAAATTTGAATTCAATTTTCAAGCAAATACAAGGGATTTACAAGATTATTATAAATCTTTAATAGAGCTTGAAATGGAAGATTTACATTTAACTTTAAAACACGTAGGAGTAAATTATGGATGAAAAACTTATCATAGATGTAAAGACAATATTAGAGCAGAGATTAAGTTTTGAAGAATATTTTATAATATATTGTGTTTATAAAAATGATGAGAATTTATTGCATAGCTATAGGAATAATGTAACATTTCCTAGTGATATATTTAATATATTAGAAAATAAAGGTTTTCTAAATATAAAGCGTGCTAAAAACAATTTAATATTTTTTGAGTCCTTATCACTTACCCAGAAAGCTATAGAGCTTATGAAAGAAGATAAAACTGGGTTGAGTAATTTTGATGAATTTAGATCTTTTTATCCTAAAATAGTGCATACGCACAATGGTGTACCAAGGAGGTTACACGGTAATTTAAAGCGGGCTAAAGAACTATACAACAAATTACTTTTGGAAACAACTCATGACATATTATGTAAAGCTGCTAAATTATATCACCAAGAGAAAATAAGGGCTAATTCTGAGATGTATATGCAAGACCTATCTGTTTGGTTAAATCAGAAAAACTATTTGTTATATGTTGACGATATAACAAATAATGATAGTAATGATTATAATATGGGTAAAATAACTAATGTAGATGCAATCTAATCTAAAAGAAAGAATATACGCTGGTTTAACTGGTGATTACGAAGGTTTAAGTAACGGCTTAGACAGAATAAATGATTATATATTTAAAACACAAAGAGCCTGTTATTATTTAATTGGTGGTTTATCAGGTAGTGCCAAGACTACATTCTTAGACTTTTGGATACTCAATGCTATTGAGGATGCAGATACTAAAGGTATACCTATAAACATCATTTATTATTCATGGGAAATTGATGAGATGTCAAAGAAAGCTAATTGGCTGTCCATACTGATATACAAAAAATACAATATTGTAATACCACCTGAACGTATAAAAGGTTATGGTAAATATAGGTTAAGTCAGGAAGAACAACTATTAGTTTTTAGTGAAGTTGAAACAGTTGAAAAACTTTTTAGCAGAATTCATTTTATATGGGAAGCGGAGAATCCTACAGGTATGTATAAATACTGGTGGGATTTTATGAAAGATCGTGGGACATTTATTAAGGAACCCTATACAGATGAATTTGGGAATACAAAAGAACGTATTGTTAGATTTGATTTACATAATCCTAAAGAATACAACATTGTTGTTGGTGATCACTTAGCTATAGCTAAACTAGAATCAAGGAATAATATAGGATTTACATTAAAACAAAATATTGACAAGATATCTGAGTATTCTGTAATTGCTAGAAATATGTTTAAAATGACCTTTATATGGCTACAGCAATTCAATCAGGGTCTAAGTTCTATAGAACGACAGAAATTTAAAGGTATTGACATATCTCCACAACAGTCAGACTTTAAAGATACAACTAACCCTTATACAGATGCTGATGTAGTATTAGGTCTAATGAATGCCTATAAAATGGATATGGAAAGCTCACTTAATTATAATATTAATAAGTTTGCAGCACCATATAATCTAAAAGATTCATTCAGATTATTAAAAATAATAAAAAATAGGCTAAGTAGGGACAACATAGCTATTGGTTTATTATTTTTGCCAAAAGCAGGGGCATTTAAAGAACTACCACCTGCTGATGAAATGTCACAAGGTTGGTTAGAAAGAAATATGATATGACAGAAACAACTATAAAATTGCCTACTAAAAAACTTAAGGCAGAACGAGTAAACCCAAAACGCTTGGTTATTTACTCAAAACCTAAAACTGGCAAGACTACAGCTCTTGCAGGTTTAGATAACAATTTAATTATTGACTTGGAAGATGGCTCAGATTACGTTGAAGCTTTAAAAGTAAAGGTTAATACCCTTACTGAATTAAAAGCTGTTGGTGAGCAAATTAAGCTTAATAATAGACCATATAAATATGTAGCTATTGACACTGTCACAGCTTTAGAAGATATGGTTAAACCGCTTGCTTTAAAATTATATAAAGACACAGCTATGGGTAGTAGATTTACAGGTGATGATGTACTTAAATTACCTAATGGCGCTGGTTATTTATATCTGCGTGAAGCATTCTTTCAAGTGCTGGATTATATTGATTCATTAGCTGAACACATTATCCTTGTAGGTCATATAAAAGACAAACAAGTAGATGATAGTGGTGAATTAGTAATGGCTGCAAATATTGATTTGACTGGTAAAATCAAATCATTAATATGCGCTGGTGCTGATGCCATTGGTTATGTGTTTAGACGTGATAATCAAACTGTAATCAGCTTTAAAACTAATGAGGAAGTAACTTGTGGTGCCAGACCTGACCATTTAAAAAATCAAGAGATTGTACTGGCTGAAGAAGTAAATGGTCAAATTGTAACTCATTGGGACAAAATCTATAAATAATAACTTAAAATATAAAAATATATGAACTTTAACTTAAAACAAGAGAATTCAAACAGTCAACAATCAACACAACCAAACAAAGTTAGATATCAGCGTCCTGGTATTTATGACAATGTTAAGATTACTGAAATTTTATTTGGTAAATCAAGTGTAAAACAAACACCGTATATACAACTTAAGACTGTTAACAATCTTGATGAAGTTGGTAACTCTTCACGTATGTATTTATCAAATACACGTGCTGAAGGCAAGCAGACTACTGCTTGGACTATTACAGCTAAGAACTTGATTAATTTGATTATTTCTACAAATAACATTTCTAAACAAGAAGCTGAAAATATTGAATTAGTATCTCCAAGTGAAACTAATCCTGATAAAATGTATGCACAATTGGTTAATAAATTATCAAGCTTATTGATTGGTAAACCATTCCGTGCTAAATTTATTGGTGAGCAAACTAAAGAAAATGGTATTGTTTATGCTAGTTTAGATCGTTCTGAGTCTATGAGCATACCAGCATCTCAATCTTATCTCAAGTTTGATGAGAGTAAAGATGTTAAATTGTTTGCAACAACAGCTACTACAGCTGAAGATATGCCATTCTAATTTTAATTTTAAAGTAGTGTAAAGTATTAGTTAATAGTATTTTACACTACTTTTTATTTTATGTTTAGTCTAAAAGATAATTATAAACCTATTTCTTCACAGGAAATAGAATCTAAAATCTCAGGGTATGATTTATGGAGGTATTATTGTCATAACTTTAAGGAAATAAATAAAAAATTCAAATCTGAATTATATAATGATAAAAATCCAAGTTGTGTAATAGGGCCTTATAGAGGTAAATTATATTATAAGGATTTTGGTAATAGCTCTGCAAAGATGTCTGTTTATGATTATATTATGTTAAAATATGGGTGTACATATAAAGAATGTCTTAATATTATAGCTAATGACTTTAAAATCAGGTCGTTAGATTTAAAAGAATATAAAAGCGTTGTTATGGAACACATCACATATGAAAAACCTAAAATAAAAATTGAGATTGAAAAAAGACCTTTTAGTTTAATTGACTTTGAATATTGGGATAAATATAAAATACCTTTAACTATGTTAGATTATTATAATGTAAGTGCATGTTCATCATACATTTTACATAAAGATGATAATTTATACAAGTTTGCTGAAACCTTAAATAACCCTATATACGCATATAGGTTTAATTCTAACGATGAATATCGTTATAAGATATATAAACCTTATGAAAAAAATAAACGGTTTAAATGGCTATTTGATGGTAAAGCAGATTATATTGAAGGATTTGACCAATTAGATTGGGTTGGTGATAAACTAATTTTGACAAAAAGTCTAAAAGATTGTATGGTTTATAGGTTATTTAATTATAATGCTATATCTTTACAAGGTGAAACCAACAAATTAAAACCTGAAATTGTAGATAAATTGCTTAAACGTTTTAAAGAAATAATAATAAATTATGACAATGACTCAGAAGGTAGGAAAAATACAAAACTTATATCTGACACTTATGGATTTAAGTATTTCTTTATTGACGATGCTAAGGACATTAGCGATTATTTAAATTTATATGGTTTTAATAAAGCTAAAAAACAAATAACTAACAAACTAAATCAATTAAAATGACAAATGGTAAATTTAGAGTATCTTTTGAAGTAACAGATAACTGGACTATACAAGGTTTTAGGAATTTTATAAAAGTATTATTATCTGATGAAAATACTTTTGATGTTTATATTATATCTAATGATGATAATTCATCATATATTTTAAAAACAGGCCAAAACCTAAGTATGGATGCTGATCATGTTAAGATTTGTAACTTTGAAAGTGACAAACTGCAACTCATTGAAAGTCTAAATATTGATATTCATCTTGACAATCTACAAAGTTTTGTTATAAAAATTGATGAATTAACACCTAGTAGTCATGGTGTTTTGGTAACTAAGAACTTAAATAAATATTACCTTAAACCTGACTATGTGTTAGTTTTTGATAGGTTGATGATGGAAATTAAAGATGGTGAAATATAAAAAGAGTAGTGAAGGCAAAATTAAAAATGCCACAAAGCTAGAAGCAAATGGTTTAGTATTTAAATCTAAACTTGAATTGTTTACTTATAATAAGTTAATAGAATCAGGTATAACTAACTTTCAGTATGAAACTTTAAAGTTTACATTATTACCTGCATTTGAATTTACATATCCTTCCTTTGAGGTAAAAAAAGATAAATTATATGACATAGCTAGTGGTAATATCAGGGCAATAACTTATTTACCTGATTTTGCCTGCATTAATGAGCAGAAAGAAGGTTGGATTGTTGAATGTAAGGGTTATCCAAATGATGCATTTCCTTTAAAATGGAAATGGTTTAAATTACATTTGTTACAAAATGGTTTTAAAGTTACATTGTTTAAGCCTAACAATCAAACCAACGTGTTAAAAACAATAGATAAAATAAAAAACATGTACTATGTTTAAAGTATCATCATATGAACTTATAAAGATTGTCAAAACTTTAGACAAATCTTTATTTGCAATAAATACACTTGAACGTTTAGGTCAAAACAGGGCTGTATTCCTTGAAACTAAGGAGGAGCTATTTGAGCTTAAACGTCAGTTAATAAACAGGTATGGCTTAGAAGGGTTTGATGAATGGAAGAATCAAGCAATAAACTAAAAGTAATCAGCTATGACGCTGATTTTATACCTTTTTACGTATGCCACAA